AGATAACTAACATCAGAATTAATATTAGTAAATTCTTGACGCATTTGTTGTAGGTTCTTACGAGCCGCTTCCATACCACCCATTGCCTTAACAAATGAATCCATATTAGGGATACTAATGTTTTGCAAATCTTTATAAAGTTGCCTTAATTCTTCTAATTCTTTAGTGGATAAATCAGCCATAATATTTTATTGTTGCGCCGTATAAATATAAAAAGCGCCTATTTCTTAGGCGCCTTTGATGTATATGTTGGTTGGTTTGGAGCTATGTTGGGACGTGATACGTTTTTGTTTTTAGCATTTTCAAGAAGTTGTTGTTGGGCATCTTGTTCTTCCTTTTGTTTATCGTAATGTTCCTTTAATGTTTCAAAAGTAAATCTACGTAACCAAATAGGCATATTATATATAGTATTCCAATCATAACCGCCCTGTCCATTAAATACAATTTCGTGTATTTGTTTAAATAAGAATAATCTATACTCCTGAGTCAGGCCAAAAAAAGTTAAGACCAATTGGAATGTCTATGCCCTCCCCAACATAATCTTCATCTTGAGGAATAAATTTCATATTAATATCTGGAGATATTTGTGTGTAGTATTTGCGTAACGCTCTAGCGTCAGGTGCTAGTAAAGCATTATCAACAAAATCACGTATTGATTTAACATCACGATCACCATTAATTGAGGTAATCATATGCTTTAAACGGGTGGTTAAATCTATTGAAGCATTTGGGTTAATTTTTTGCATACCCTTAATTTCAGCATCAATTTTTTGTTCATCACCGTGCGTTAACAATTTAAATGTTATTACATTACCTGTATTAGGTAAATTAAAAGTAAATTCATTTGTGTTTGCTTTAAGCAAAGATTCATCAATTGTTTTTTCATTTAATTGTGTTAAATCAACAACAACTTCTTTACCGCCATAAGTAATATTATAGTCTTTACCATAACCTAAAATACGAGCAGCAATTAATAATGCATTTTTATCACCAACTAACAATTGATTATAATCAATATCAGTAACAATTAATTCTTTAAGTAATTTATCTAATACAGTACCTTGACGGATATAGTTAGCGTTTGTAAGAATATCTTCATGTCTAGCTGTCATGTAACGCATTTCAATTTCACCTTTAGAAAGTGGTGATTCTTTAGGGTACAATAAACCTTTAGAAGGTAATGTAACTGTTTCGGTTGGAATTTTAAATTCGGCCATATAACGTTTTTATTTGTTGTATATATAAATATATGCAAAAAAAAGACGTCTACCAAAAAGGTAGACGTCAATATAAGAAATATGTAATTTTCTTAGAAGTTCAATACGCAATAATCCATAGCGATAGTTGCTGTCAAGTTAATTGGAGCTTCGTTAGCCCAATCGTATTCACCGAATGTAGCTGTTTTTACATAAGCACCTTTAACTATCCACTCACCTACGATATCGCCTACTGGACCTAAAATATCTAATGTTAAGTCTTTCTTGTAGAAATCAGAATATCCATCACGACCAGTTACTGATTCGTGTGCTAAACGAGCCCATTCCATTACTGCTTGTGCACCACTTGGAGTTACGGGATCGTATAAGTTTAAAGTCATGTCATTCCAACGTACTTTACCTTTTAATTTACGGTATACGTTGATATGATCTAAGATGATTTCTCCTGCTTCAAATCCAGGTGCTGTTGCACTTTTGATTAAGTATGCTGGGATACCATCTATATACATCATGAAACGGTTCTGAACCTTTGGTTCAAAAGCGGTGAACATGATTTCGTTAGCGTCTAATACTGCCATTTTATGTTAAATTTTAATTGCTATTAATAAATATTAAGAACCACATCCCCTTATGCAGGGAATGTAGCGCCTGTTGGTAATACGTTAAAGTTTAAGATGATAAATTCAGCAGTCTTAGTTGGTTGAATGTAAATTTGACCTACTAATTGGTTTCTATCAATTACGTCTGAAGTATTGTTCGTATCGTCCATTACTACTTTGTAAGCATATAAACCTTGTCTTTGTACTACTGATTCCATGTAAGGGTTAACTTGAGCTAAGAATCTGTTTCTTGTAGTGATTGTATTTTGTTCAAATACTAAGTTACGACCTACTTGACCAATGAAATCTTTTAAAGTTAACAATAAACGACGAACGTTTACTCTATCTAATGAAGTAGCTTTACGTTGTAATGTCTTTTGACCAAATACAACAACACCTTCACTTGGGAATGTAGCTAATGGGTTAACGTTAGCGCTATATAATGTATCACGATCTGCTTGAGATAATTTTCTTTCAGCTCTTAATACTGATGGAACACCACCACGATTTAAACCTGCTGGAGCAAACCATTCAGCACTAACTTGATCGTTAAATGCTAAAACACCACCCATTACTGTTGTGGCTGGAGACCAGATATTCTTGCCTAAATTTGAGTTATATAATTGAATCCAAGGATAGTAACATGCTGCATAGTTACTTGATTGACCAGCAGCGTTTGTTGAAGCTGCAGTAACTGTAGTACCATATATACCAGCATGGATTGGAGCAAAGGCATCACCTCTAGCTTCTACTGTTGAAATTAATGTTGAAGCAGCTGTACAATCTAAACCTACAGCTGGAGCCATCAATACATTAAATTTGTATTCATCTCTGTTTGTTAATAAGTTTAGTGCTGTAATATAATCTGCTGGAGCATATCCTTCTAAGTTTGTAGCTGTCATACTTTCATTCATTAATTGAATTGCAGTTGTTGCTGCTTGACCACCACTAAATGATCCACCATAAGAACCACTACCAACAGCTGGTAAAGAACCACTATAGATAGCTGCTTTGTAAATACCATTGTTATCAATTGAATCAACTTGTGGAGTTGCAACAGCAGATACACGAACATATTGAGAAGCATTGGTGTAAGAACCACTAAGTGCTACATATGGATTACCTGCGCTATCTAAAGCGTAAACTGGTTTAATATCACCAATTACACGAGCTATATAGTTAGGTAAGTTTGGATCTAATGATAAGTTAGGCCAAGATTCAATGTAATTCTTTTGAGCATCGTTGTCGTTACCTGCACGAATTGCTAAGTTAAATGTACCACTACCAGTGTTTACAGTTGTAACTTCATAACGAACGTTATAAGCACTACCACTTGCTAAAGCACCACTAGATAAACTAGATGTACTATTCATTATATCACCCCAAGACAATGCTTCAAGAGTGAATGATGATGTAGAAGGAGTAATAGCGTTGTAAGCGTTTACAGATGCTTGAGCATATGTTTGAGCATTTGCTGAACCACTAATAACACGAGTTACTAATAATGTTTGACCACCGTTTTGAAAATATTCGCGAGCAGCGATTGAGGTTAAATACTCATAGTAGTAACTACCACTCTTAAAAGTAGAACCGAATTTTGATAAATACTCAGAGTATGAAGTTACGTAAGTAGGTACATATGGACGACCCAATACTGTAGGACCTACAATAGCGGTTGCTGTGCCTTGAATACCTCTTTGTACTAAACTCTGATCACTTTCGTTCTGGAAAACACCAGGGCTTAAGATTTTTTCTGCCATTTTTATATTGTTTTTGGAATTTTATTAGGATTGACCTAATAATAAATATCCAAAAACCAACACAAAATGCTAATTATTGTTGAACAGGTGTAATTTCTCCAGTTTCTGGATTAATTGAGCCAGCTCCGTATTTAGTTTGCAATGTTGATACTAGTGCTGTTTCTTTTTGTTCAATAGTATCAAGATCTTTAAACAAAGCTGTTTGATCTTCGCGTAACTTTACCAATTGTTTTTCAAATGTTAAAAGTTGCGTTTGGTTAACACCGATTTCAAATACAGTTTGATTGTATTTAGACTGTAATTCTTTAACTGATGTTAGTTCTTCTGTAGTTAATTGTGTCATAACGTTTATTGTTTTTTCTTATTTGGAGAGACGCGGCCTTTTAATTTTTCCGATATGGCGCGCTTTGCCTCTTTTGATTTTGTTTTTCCTTTATTAGGTGATACTCTACCTTTATTTATGTTGCTTATAAATTCACCATACCATTCAGGCATTTTGCTATGATTAGTATGTTTTATTCCTGTTCTACCAGCAATCATAGCAGCTATATGTTCTGCTGATTTTGGTTTGCGCATATTAGCTTTATGTTCTTCTGATTTGGGTTTACGCATTTTTTCAGTAGTAGACCTAGGTTTACGCATATTTGCTTTGGTTTCTTCTTTATGAAAACTAGCACCACTACCCCCTCGCTTACGCTTATTTACTACATCAAAACCCCACTGTTTAAATTGTTCAATCCAATATGTTTCTATAGGTTCCCAATCATTATGATTTAATGAAGGTACTTCATCTATATAAGTATAACTAATTTGAGATCCATATGTCGATTTATGAGCCGATTTTCTAGAGTCTATAGTTTTACCAATGTATACTTTATTAGTACCTGGTTCTATATTTTCAACTAGATATATTTTAGTTATTCTTTCCATTTATTACCAGGGCAAGCTTTAGGACCTGCAGGACTAAAAACCTTACGACTTAATGGACATCCACACATATCACACACATAAATGTCTAATGGTTTTGCGTAGAATTTATGAGGACAAGTGTCGCATACAGCAGTACGCTGTTCTGCTAATAGCTTTTGTTCAGGAGTGGGTTTAGCCGCAGCTACCCACGCCTGAAATATTTCACTAAGCTTGTTCATCAGCTACAACCAATTTAAAGAATGTAGAGTAGTTACCTTCTGTCTCAATGCTTTCTAGTTCATTAAGATTTACTGGTTTGTATTCTAATTCTTTTTCTTCTTGCAGTAATGTATTAAATTCATTTTGAAATTCAATGAATTTTGAATTTGGCTTGCCTTCAACAATGTTACCATCTTCGTCTTTTACAACGTCAGTATACATTTGGATACCAATGTTTCCATTTTCATCAGCTTCGCCATGTTTTTTGATTAACTCTTCTTTAAGAGTTTCAACTGTAGCTTTTTCAGCAGCAACTTTCTTAGCCAATTCAGTTAACCAATATTTAGTTGTTAACTTTAATTTTTCAGCTAATAAACCTGCAGAAACTTTCTCGCCGGTTTGTTGATTTACAACTCCGTTTAATTCTGATTCTAAATTGTAGAATTCGAATAATTTTAAACTGATTTTTTCCATAATTACTTTGCTTTTTTAGCGTTTGTTTTAGCTTTTGGAGCTGCTGCTTTTGTTGCTTTAGGTGCTTTAGCGATTTCTGTTTCAGCTTTAGCAACTACTTCTTTAACCTCTTCAACGATTGGTGCGATTGTTGTTTCAACTTTCTCAATAGTTTCAGCGATTTTTTTCTTGTTGTTGTTATATACTAGAGCAATTACTACAGCAATAACAATGATTGAAATTAATAATAACATATTTTATTTTATTTGTTTGATATAAATATATACAAGAGATAGGAGACAACCAAGCTTATTTTGCTTTTAGTGCTTCTATTTCTATGTTAGCTGCGTCTAATTTTGCATTAAGTTCTTTAATAGCTTCAGCTAATACTGCAGTCATTCCAAGATAGTTCATTGCATACCCATTTTTTTCACTATAATCAACTAAATTAGGTAATATTGGTTCAACTTCTTGAGCTATAAATCCTAATTCAGTTCTTTGATGAAATGATCCGTCTCCTTTATCTATATATTCAAAAGAAACAGGTCTTAATGCCTTAACCTTATCTAAACAGTTTGTTAAACTAACTATGTTTTTCTTTTTTGTAGCATCAGAACTATTATATAAAGATGTTGTATATAAACCATAAATAAGATATAAAGTGTATCCTGGTTGAGCGCTATTATTTCCAATAGCGTATGAATATGTATTTATATCAAAATATAACATATATTTAGCTGCATCATTTAAATATAGATATTGAGATCCCCCTCCAGCAAAGGCTATGCTTCCACCAGTAGTGATTTGTCCTGTTGAACCAATAACACCTGTTACTGATAGACCTGATGGAGAAATCTGTGCGTATTTGGTGCTGTTTGCCATTAAATTTAAGTTACCACCTCTAAAATTTCCAATAGCAGCATCATATCCTGTTGTAGGCTTTATAGCAATACCTGCTGTATTACTACCTCCATTTGCTACAATTTCCATATATGGTTCAGTAGCATTCATACTTAGTGGAGTATTGCTACTGCCATTAATAGTAACATTACCACCAAAACTACCTCCACTACTTGGCACAACATATGATGTATAATTACCTGTAGTAAGCATTAAATACCATGCTTGAGTACCACTATTGTTTGTATTTCTTGTGTATACACCTTGAGCAAAAAATGGAGCAGCAAATTGTAATGCATAATAATTTGAAGGATTACTATGAGTACTTGATATAAGATGATACCAACTACTTGCACCACTTGGCCATCCTGTATGAGATTCAGTTGCAGAATCTTGAAAAAATCCTGAATTAACTCTACTAGAGATATTAGTTACATCTGTAGATGATTGTCCTGAGTTTAAATATGTAGCGTATGTTGCTGAGCCTGCTGAAGTTGCCGACGTTGCTGATGTTGCAGAACCAGCACTAGCAGCATATGAAACACTTAAAGCTGATGTTCTATATGTTCTTAAATAGTTATCACTACCATTTGTTCCCCAAACTCTATCTGCATTAGAGTTATTATTTTCATTACCGTTTGATGAGTTTATATATCCACATTGAATATAACCATTAGCATCAGTAGTTACAATTTTACTTGCATTATTGTTTCTACCAGTTTCTACTGCATAACCACCTGCTGTTGTTGCGTTACCAGCTGAGGTGGCTGAGGTGGCTGTTGAAGCATTGCCCGATAAATTTCCACTAAAAGTAGCAGATACTGTTCCTGGGAATGAAGTATTGCCACTGCCATCTAATAGTGTAGCTGTTCTAGTAAGTGAAGTAAATACTCCTGTGTATTGTCTTACATAAATAGGTTCTGTACCATCATCGGCTGTTGCAAGTTCTAAATAACCTGCATTTGTTGCAGTACCACCTACACGAATTCTAGCAAAGTCATTATCTGCAATTGCTGCATACATTACATCTGCTACGTTAGTTCCAGTAAGTGTTACATTTGTCTGTGTTGCTGTTGATGCGTTACCAGATAACGCAGCAGTAATAGTACCTGCTGAAAAGTTACCTGAGGCATCTCTAGCTACAATAGTACTTACTGTATTAGCATTTGTAGCATTAGTAGCTATTGTTACACCAGTTGATCCATTATATGAAGTGCCTGTTAAATAGGTACCAAATGTTAATGTGCCTAAGTTTGATCCTAAAGAAATTCCTGAAATAGTACTATTAGTTAAAGCAGCATTAGGTATTTGAGTTAAGTTTGCCCCACTACCATAAAATACAGAACCTGATATTAAACCTCCAACATACATTGATCCTGTAAACACTTGAGTGTTTGAAGGTGAACTACCAAATATATTTGATCCACTATTATAGCTAGTAGTATTTACTACTAATGATTGAGCAATAATACTTCCACTAACAACTAAGCTACCACTTACAAACACACTTCCACTAACATTTAAACTACCACTAGTGTTAAAGCTACCACTTAAATTGGTAGGACCATTTACATTTAATGATGCAAAGGTAGGACTACCTCCTAGTCTAACTAAAGTTACAGTTTGGCTCATATATTAATATGTTGTTCCTTCTTCCTCTTGAGATGAACGATATAATCTTCCTGTAGTGTCTGCGGCTTGCAATTCTGCTGCTTTAGCTGTACACTCTTCATTTGTATTGAATTCATAGATTGGATCTTCTGGGTAAAGACGAGCTACCCAAATTTGATCTAGTCCTGGAAGGAATTGCATTAATACTATGTATTTCATGTTGTTATTGTTTTATTATTTATTTATTATCCTGCGGTTGCTACGTTTATATATGCAGTACCAGAAATTGTTGTACTATATACTACTGTAATTACTGTACCACTTGCACTTACTGAATTAATAGCAACACCGTTAATATTTATGTTTGCTAGTATACTATTACTCCATACATTTGAGTTACCTGTTCTAGTTAATACAACAAAACCACCACTAGCTATTGTATAAGTAGGTATTGCTATTAATTGCATTGTAACACATAATCCTCTATTAAGAAAAGTTACTCTTGGAAAAATAGATGCTAAATCAAAAGTACATGTTGTACCACTAAAGTCACTAACTGCTGTCGCACATTGACGACCAGTACTAGTAAAATCATTATTAACTACAAAACCTGCTCCTAAATATTGAGTACCACTGCCTACTGCTAATTTATATGAATTATCAGTTGAAGTTCCTATTAATACATTTCCATTTGCTTTAACATACATTGCTGCTTGTCCAATTTCCATATCAATAGCAGCACTTGAAGAATAATTATATCCTGCAAATTTTACGTGATTGTCAGTAATAGCACCAAAATAAGCTGTAGCGCCGTTATATTCACAAGACATCCAAGCATTAGTAGTACCTGAGCTTACTCTTATAGATTCACCAGCTCCTCCTCCAGAATATATGCTAGGGCCTCCAACTTGTACATTTAATTGTGTTCTTGGAGACGCTATTCCTATACCAACACTACCTGAAGTAATTCCACTACTTAATTGAGTTATAGTCATTGTTGTTATATCTCCAGCTCCTTGTCTATATCCTAATGATAATGCTCTAACACCAGCAATTTGAGTTCCAGCAATAAAACTACCGTAGTTAGCATTACCGTCAGATCCAGCCATAAATCTTATAGATGTATCTCCTGCTACTGCTATTGAAGTAGAAGCAGGTACTGTATTGAATGAAGGACCTATGTGAAGATTTGCTTGGGGATTTGTATTTCCTATAGCTACATTACCTGAACCATCAATTCTTAATCTTTCAACAATTGCAAAAGGAGTTAAGGCCTGTCTTGCTTCAATAGCAAAATATGGATTTGATCCAGATATTACTCCTGAAATTAAATTAACTCTTGAACTTATACTCGCCGCTTGTGATAATCTTAATTTCACTTGTTGTGATGTTCCAGCTATTTCTGGGGCAAATATTTCAAAAACTTCATTAGTACCTCCGGCAATCCCAATTCCTAAGTTTCCAAAAATAGTATGAGAAGATCCAGTTATATTTACACTACCAGTAAACTGATGCGTATTAGAAGCTAAATTTCCAAAAATATTTGATCCAGAAGCATACTCAGTAGACGATGATACTACTTGCACCACCAACGTCTGCGCAGTTACTATATTTGAAAAACGAGCACTTGACGCGGTAATATTACCCATAACAACAATGCTACCGGTAGTAAAAAATCCTGAACCAGTAATAGCGCCTGATGCACTAATATTGCTTGTTAGGTTTAATGGGCTTTGTATTGAGCCGGTTATAATTGGGGAATCTATTGTCATTATTTATTTTTTAATTCGTCTATTTGTGCTTTTAGTTCTTGAATTGCTTTTACTAGTACTGGGAGAATATAATCTGGAGTAATTGTTAAATAATCACTACCATCTGGTGCTTTTTCTCTAGTTGTGCTTACCATTTCTGGAATTAATGGTTGAATATTTTGAGCTATAAAACCCATACGTTTTGGGATTGAATCATCGTCCCATTCAAAATGGTATTTTACAGGTTCTATTTGTAATACTTCAGCCAAACCTTGAGATGGTTCAAAATTCTTTTTCTTTCTTCTATCTGATGAAATAGCAGACCATGATGTAGCTCCATTTGTTAATTTAACACCACCTGTTCCTGATATAACATCTATTTCCCAAGAACCTGCTCCGCCTCCTGTATTTATTATAGAAAAAGTTTCGTTTGGAGAAACTAATTTAGTGTTAGCACCATCTGCTTGCAGTTCAATAAAGTCTCTATCTATTGAACCATTGGCTACAAAATAATTTGGTCCTACTCTAAGAACAGCGCTCGCTCCATTTATATGAACTAAACTCGTTGATACTGATCCTACTGGGTTTGTTGTAAAAAATCCTACATTTCCTCCGCTAGTCAAAATTAATTGCCCATCAACTCCACTTGCTCTTAATTCTAAACTATTATAAGCTGATATAGCACTATTTAAACCTACTATTGAAGCGTAAGAAGCACCATCTGTTATAAATACTCCTTTATTATTTGTACCATTTACGTAAGCAGAACCTGATACTCCTAATTTATAATTTGAACTTGCAAGTGTATTATTTATACCTACATTACCTAATCTAGTTATATTCATTCTTCTCTCTAAAAAAGCAGCAGAATTTTGTGTATAGAAAGCAATAGCTGTATCATTATTTGTACCCCCATCTGCTTCAAAAGCAATTGCAGATTTAGCAGCACCACTATTTGATGTAGCTACAATACGAACACCAAACCCACTAGTTTGAACACCTGTAACGTTATCTGATAATGTTATTACATTTACATCAGTTCCACTTGATCTTGTTGTATTAATATGTACTAATGTACTTGGAGATGGAGTTCCTATACCAATAGATCCACTAGAATTTATAACTAATCTATCAGTACTATTTACAACATCCCATATTCTAAATAAAGGGGTACTACCACCAGTTCTAGCTAATAATGACCAATGACCCCCACTACTATCGTCTTTTATAGTGATAGCAGGACCACTTCCACCAACAATAAAATTAGATCCTCCATTTGCTGAAGACGATATTGTTGTCGTTCCAATACCAACGTTGCCTCCTCCTAATTGCATTACTATATTTCCTCCATCGGCAGAACTATAATCAGTAGTTTGTAAAGTAGTGTACCTATTAGCTAAAGAACTAGCTCCAAAAACTTGAAATCTTAATCCAAATGGAGCTGCAGGTGAAGATTCATTTGTAGAAATAAACATCTGAGCTATTTGTCCAATAGACCCTGTGGTTTTATTATAAGGAGATATAATATGTAATGGGAATAATGAACTTGTTGTTAATATTCCAACATTTCCAAAAATACTATGTGTAGATCCTGTTATATTAACACTTCCAGTAAATACTTGCGTATTAGAAGCTAAATTTCCAAAAATATTTGATCCAGAAGCATATTCAATAGATGATGATACTACTTGCACAACTAACGTTTGTGCAGTTATTATGTTTGAAAAACGAGCACTTGACGCGGTAATATCGCCTGTAGCATTAATGCTACCTGTTAATGTTAAGGAACCTGATATTACAGGGGGTGCCTGCATTGATATTGAACCGGTGAGTGTTGCGTTATGTATAATCATTTTATTGTATGTTATTTTGCTGGTTCTAGTATTGGTTTACCATTTGAATCTGTCCAATCTGTTTCTTTAATATGTTTATCTTGTCTTTCTCCAACCACCATCCATGCTATAGTATCTGTAGAATTTGTATCTTCAGCTTCTATAGTTAATATATTTCCATGTAATGATCCTTTTATATTATTCCAACCTGATTGGTTAGTTATAAAGAATTGAGTTTCTCTGTTTAGTGCTATAAATGTACCTTCAGTCATGCCTGCAGATATATCTATATTAATAACAGCACTTCCACTTATTAATGTAGTAGTACCTCTATAAATAAGATCAGCTCTAGGTCCTTCAATAAATGAGTGAACTAATTGATGAGTATTCTTTTTAGATTCAAGTGGATGGTCTATTCTAAAAGTACCAGAGCCTTTAGATAATGAACCTCCAATAGTAACACTTCCACCACCTGATATTCTCATTCTTTCACCTGCACTTACCCCTGATAAATGAGTATTAAAAATAAGAGCGTCTTCTCCTGATGTAGAATAGAATTGTATAGATGAATAAAAATTACTGTTTCCTGCAGATTGTTTTCCTATATAAGAAGATGCACTATTTAAAAATTCACCCATTCTAATATTACCATTATTTATGTCTAATTTTGAATATGGGGTTGTTATTCCAATTCCCACATTTCCGCTATTAGTTATAGTTAGTCTTTCTACAGGCGTAAATGTTCCTCCTGAAGTTCCTCCTGGTTGTGATGAGAATAGATGAACTCCGTCGTAAAATAATATGCCATGCCCTGCTTGATAGTAGTTTGTAACGCTACTCGCTGCTGTATTAAAATTATATCTAAAATTACCTAAAAATGCTTCGGTAGTTCCGTATGTAGAACCTTGAAGTACTGCTCCAAAAGTATTTTCCCATACTCGTAATTCAGCACCAAAATCTGCACCACCCGCGGTTCCTCCTTTAACGTGTAAAATTGAACCGGGTGATGTAGTTCCAATTCCGACATTACCTCCATTAGTAATTCTCATCTTTTCAGTACCACTACCACCAGTTCCATTCCCAAAAACTAAATCACCAGTACTAGCACCTGTAGATAAATTGGCCATGTTCCAAATAGAAGCACCACTATTTCTAGTTATTAATCTAATTCCAGCACTTGTGTTTGCTGTTTGAGAACCATTATATACTGCTACAGTCACACCAGTTCCTGTAGATGTACCAAACATAGAAGATGTAGTAACTGAGTTGTCAGTATCAAATATACTTAGTTTACCATAAACTGGGGTATCAGTTCCTATACCAACACTGCCTGATGAAGTTATTCTTATTCTTTCTGTTAATGCTATGTCAGTAGTAGCATTTCTAAGTGATATTGCTAAATCTGATCTTCCTTGTCCAGCACCATCTACTAATAAAGTTTTAAAGGCAACCTGACCATAACCGGTTGCATCATTTTGTGTATTTACTCCTAATACTATACCACCACCGTTACCCGCAGCACCGCCTCCAGATAATATAGTGACCAAACCATTTCTTGTACCTGAATCCAATAAAGCTGAACTTGTTTGTGCTGATGGACCTCCAATATATAATTGTGAGTTTGGATATGTTACTCCTATTCCTACATTACCACTAGCACTAATATACATTCTATAGCTTCCTGATGTTCCAAATGCTAGATAGTTTCCCCCATCAATATATGAATCATAATTGGCCCCAGTAAATGTTATATTAGGAATGCTGTTACTTGATTTTATTAATTGTAAAGTAGCTCCAGGACCTGCTGTTATTGCAGTATTACCTATTATAGAATGAGATGAACCTGTTATATTAACACTACCAGTAAACGTCTGCGTATTAGAAGCTAAATTTCCAAACACATTAGATCCAGAAGCATACTCAGTAGATGAAGATACTACCTGCACAACCAACGTTTGTGCAGTTATTATGTTTGAAAAGCGGGCGTTTGACGCCGTAATATCGCCTACAACATTAATACTACCAGTCACAAACACAGATCCAGTAAAGTTAGCAGATCCAACATTATTAAAAGCCCCTGAGCTGCTTATGCTTAATGAGCCTGTTATTGAGGGTGAATATATTACCATTTTAATTATTTATTTTTTTTAGCTACAGTGGTATGTGCATCCTATAAATGCTTTTTTATAAATAGTTCCTTCGTATTCAAACTCTTCACATTGGTATAAACCGTTATTGTTTAAATCAAAATTACAACTCATAGTAGATTTTGCTACTGTGTAGTTATGTAATAAATCATCATTTTGTTTTCTACCATATCCTGGTATTGTTGAAGAGCAAATATAGTCTCCATTTTCAATATTTCCATTAATATTAGTTACCCAAATAGCACCTTCACCTAATCCATTTACACGAATAACATTACTGCCTAATCTATCTGTCCATTCAGTATTATTATCTATTTCAACAGTACCGTCTGTGTTATAATTATCGTTTTTAACGTTTGTAACTACACCCCAAACAGCTTTATCCATATCAGTATCTGTTAATTTAATTTCAGGTAATGCTTCTGAAATTTGAATTGCATCTTTTCCTGTAGTTACTGCTTGAGTAATTGGGTTTACTGAATAATAAGTCCCTGTAGAACTAACAATTAATCCAATATAATTTTGTATATTTGTTTTTAAATTTAAATTAATTGGTTTGTTACCGTGTTGGCCTGTAAAGTAAGTACTTGAAGTAGCTAGGTATCTATAATTTGTACCTCCACTTCTACTATATAAATAAAGTGTTGTACCGGAGGGGGTAGGTATTAATCCACAATCTGAATTAATATTATTCATAAATGTTTTAGAATTAGCATCGCTAGCTTGATTTATATCAGCTACAAAACCTGAAGCTCCTATACGCATTATTTCAGAAACAGTACTTCCAGCAGTATTTAAAAAGAATCTATGATAAGCAGAAGCTTTATACCATAAATCACCAAGAGTTCCAACCCCTAATCTCATATCTCCAGCAGCCCCTGTTGCTGAATTATATAAAATAACTTTATCTCCATTTGATGCTGTATTAGCGCTTTCTGGATTACCATATCCTCCTCCTCCTAATGTAATAGCTCTTCTAGAAGTAGATGAGTTAGTAGAATCTCCTATAGTTAATAATTCTAAAGGAGAAGTATTTCCAATACTAAATTTACCTCCAGCTATGTTTGAAAAAACATTATATGTTAAATGATCTGTGTAGAATATTTTATCACCATTATTTGCTTTACACATAAAACCATAGTTACCTGTAGGTGAACCACCTCCTTGAACTATTAAAAGATCTTGTGTTAATAAACCACTATTTGCGTTTATATGTAAATTACCAGTAGGAGTTGATGTTCCTATACCTACATTATTAGAACTTCCTTGTACAAATATTGCAGGGTTTGTTTGTAAAAAACTACCGCTAGTTACATATAAAGAAAAATCATTATGACTATTTCCAGGAGCTTCTGCTCTTAATCTAACACCATTAGTATTACCAGCAGCTGATAAGAAAAGATCAACATTTGCACCTATAGCTCCTGTACCATTTGTTAATCTTAACGGTGTTACAAGAGATCCACTAGAAATAGAAACTTCTAATAATCTAGAAGGAGATGTTGTTCCTATTCCTACACTACCTGAAAGTACAAGTAAGTTACCAACATCACTAATACGTACTTTTTCAGTAGGGATTCCATTACCTGTATAAAATCTATGCCATGTATAATTAGTTTGTCTTGGAATATAAAGCATATCTCCATTATTCCCACCATAAGTAGCAGCTGCACTCCATAACAAATATCCTTTATTAGTATTATTAGGAATAAAATCTCCTAATCCAATTTTATATCCATAAATTTGCGCAGCACCAATAAACGCATTTCCATTTACTTCTAATGATTCTGATGGAGTATTTGTTCCTATACCTATTTGTCCACTTGAACTTATAAATAACATTCCGTTATTAATGTTTAATGGATTTAAAGATCCACTTACAGTTAATGAACCTGTAATTATTACACTTTGATTTAAAGGCAATACATAAGACGAAGTAAATGCATACGATGCTGTTACCGCTTGTCCTGTAACACCTCCAATAGAGGCAATTGCAAATCCACTTGCATTAACAGGGAATGTTATTACAGCAGTATTAATGCTTGTTAACTGAATATTTTGAGGTATAATTTTATTATAGCTAGCATCATACGTTTGTATGATTACATTTTGTCTATTTAAATTATGATTGAATGTCCAAGTTGATGAGTTTGTAAACGATGCTGTTGCATTGTTTGATGCTGAAGCACCCACACCACCGTTAGCTGCTACCACAGTACCTGTTTGAGGTGTACTAAAGTAAATTGATGCGGAGCTAGCGTTAGTTGCGTTAATTTGTAACGGCATCATAACGTTATTGCTTGAATCAAAAACGGTGAAAACTGGGTATTGAGTGTTTAATCCATGGTAGAACGACCAAGTAGTTGCTGGCGTTGTTTGCGACAGTATTGCGTTTGATCCGGTAACGGTTATACCGCCCGTTGATATAACTGCATATCCTGCTTGTGCGTTTGCGAAATATATTGATGAACCACTTAACGAAGTGTTTACGATTGTTGCTGGTAATAATTGATTATAAGCTAAATCGTACACTTGTACAAGTGGTACAAATGAGTTTAAATTGTGTGAGAATGACCAAGTAACAGATGGTGATACTTGTGCAAATACTCTTGCATAACCTGCGTTAAAGTTGTCAGCATAAGATGCTGATATTGCATATGATGAAGTAGCTACATACGATGCTGTATTAGCTAAAAATGCAAAAGATGAACTTAAAGAATAAGATGAAGATAGTGAATTAGATGCACTTAAAGCGTTTGTAGCGTATGATGATGTACCTTGTAGTGACCCTGTTGTTGTAGAAAAGCTACCAGATATTTTTATGGCTTCGTTACCAAACGTTCCGATTTTAACTCGGCCGTCTGAGAAGGCTTCCATCACTGGAATACCCGAAATATCGTTTATTGAAAATAATGAACCTGAAAGTGAATCAGTTATTGTAGTTAACTGTCCTACAGATCCTTGTACGTCTAATAATGCAGAGCCAGAGCCATTGATGACCAGGCCTTTGCGGACTTTAAATTCGTTTGCCATTTTTTATTAATCCTTTTTTCATTTTCCAAAAGGGTCACATATAAATATATAGACTATGGATCAACTACTAAAGAAAACGCATTAGCTGATGCGTAAGAAGGATAGTAAGGTAAGATTGCAGATACCTCAAATGTGTTATTTATTAAACCAATAACGAATGCTTGGTTAACTGTTACGTAAGTAACAGCGTTAGGAGTTACAGTTGCGAATCGTGGAAATAATGCGTTGTAGTTTTGAGTGATTTCGGCTACTGATAATACTCTGCTATATGTTTTTATATTAGCTATATTACCATTAAAGAATTTATCTACAGCATTTCCACCTATATTAATATTAGGATAAGCATTTAAAA